ATATCTATATTTTTATAATTATCTGAAATCATTTTTCTAACTTGAATAATAATTTCATCACTAACACCTCCTTTGGCCTTTCTAATAGAAATAGACATTTTTCTCTTTGTTTCTTCTGAAAAAGTTTTACCATAATTATGATTTCCTTCTCCTGTCATTTTGGCAGATTTATTTTTATAAACTTGTTTATTATGTATTTCCTTACAAAATTGTTCTTTTATGTTTCTTAACCGTAATACGTCTAAATATCCTTCTTTTCCATTATCATTTTTATTTAAATCTGTAAATAATTCTATTTCGTGTTTTTCTCTATTACAAATTGTATACATTTGTTCTTTTATATTATTATCATTTGTTTGTAAAAATATTTCAAATGCTATTGCTTGATTATATTTGACAATTAAATGTGATTTTACTAATTGTATAAATTTTAAACAATCAGATTTTTTATAAATTTGATAATTAAAATTATATACTTTACCAAATCCTAAATAATTCACGATTTCATATAATATTTGAGGGTGATTTTTTTGTGCGATAGATATGTTAAAACAAGTAAATTTATTTTTATTAATAAATAAACACCCTTCAGCATCAAATAATCCTGCTATATATTCAATATTTAATTTGTATAAATTACTTTCTATAATAGTTGTTTTTATATTATTCTCACTACACATTTTATATAATTCATTCTTTTCTTCATATTTATTTGGTAAATTTGTTAGTTTATTAAATTTATATAAACAGTTGTATTGTTTTTCTTTAATTATAAATGAATTATTTAAATATTCTAATAATACTTGATACTCATTACTTCTGATTAATAAATTATATTCATTTCTTACATTATATTTGTGAATATATGTATTTTCATCATTCATTATATTTTCAGTTTTATTATTTCTATTCTTAGATGAGGTAATTGATCCACCAAAATGATAAAGAAATACTTGCAATACATTAGTTCTAGATTGGGAAATTTGTATTCCAGATTGATAACCATCAGTTATTTTTCTAATAAAAATACATCCATCGCCATCAATAAATCCTGCGATATAAGATGCGTGTGGTGGTTCATTTTTAAATCTGTGTAAATGAATTTGATTATCTGTTTCAATTGTACTAGTCATCGTATATTATAATATATACACTATTCTTTAAATAGTTTCAATTTTAATATTATTACAAGTTATATTTTGTGTTTATTTTTTCTTTAAATATTTCTAATTGTTCGTTTAAATCATAATTGTCAGGTAAAACCATTTTTAAATTTAATCTTTTATTGTCTACTTTTTTTTCAAAAACGAGATGCTTTTTCTCTCTCATAACAATTAATGATATATATTTTGGAAGTATTGGGTTATCTTTTTCTGGATAAATATCTTTTTCTAAATCATCTACCACCTTATTAGCTTTATTTAATTTTTCTTGAATAGAAATCTTATTTGATTTACTTGTGCACCAAGGTTTATCAAGTTTTGGGTGTTCAACTCTAAAAAAATCTCTTTCTTTCTTTTTATCCTTATCATAAAATTCACGATTATAATAAACATATTTTTTAAACATATCATAAGAAATTCCTTCTGGTAAATCTTTTTTACTACTCCTTTCCTTTAATGTTCCTTGTAAAATACCCTTTGTATTATTTTGTTGTTCTTCTTGAGTAGCAATTCTTAAATTATCTAATGTATTATTTAATGGATTTCTATCAATATGATCTACACTAATATTTTTAGTGTCTTTACCATTACCGTAACATCCCGTGATTATTTGATGAATATATATATTTAAAGAACATAAAATATAACCATTTTGATGTTTATACCATGTCAATTTTTTATCAATATTTTTTTCATAATCTAATATTTTTTGATAACTATCAAAAGATAATTTACATACGGTGTCTTTTTCACAATACATTAATAAATATTCTTTATCGTTTTCTATTATTTTCCATAATGGATTTTTCATAATACCCGCATCTTGTCCTAATGTTAAGTAATGACCTGTTATATATTCAATAACATTATATTTTTCCATAATATTTTTATGGAAAAAGTGATATATTTCAACGTTAGAATGCCTTAAATCATATTTATTATTATTTTTAAAATTAAAATATACACTTTCAGAATTATAATTAAATATAAATTCTAAATAAGTAAAACGTTTATAATTGTATGTATATGATGGATAATCCTCTTTATCACAATCAATAAAGACAAATTTTTTATTAAAATTAATTATATTATCTTTGTCTTTAAAGTCTACAAAATAAACCTTATTATTAAAGGTAATTGTTCCGCAATTTAATATTTCGTTTGTTCCGTATACTGGTTTCATTTTTAATAATATAGAATTATTATCATTCTCAAAATATGAATCAATTTTATTAATATTCATATTATGATATTATTTGTAATATAATCTTTAAGTAGTTTTGGGTAATAAATAATAAAATGTATTTGTATATATTTCTGACAAGCATCCAATCCCCTCAATTGGAATATGCGAGCCCACCCATCCCTGACATTATTCTTAGCCATAATGTTTACCACTAAGTTTCCCTAATGGATTGGACTGTATCTTAAGCCGATTCAGATTGATTAGATCTTCATTACCGACCAATACCCGTTCAGTCTCTGACGCCCTACCATATCCTATCATATCGGATTTAGGTAGTAAGCATGCGGATTGCCCAATCCTTTTAATTATTACCATACCGGAGTTAAATCTCCGCCGCATATTTCTTTCGAAAATATGTTTGGTATAAAAGGCTCTAAGGGGTTCCCCGAACAACAAGGTATTTTGCAAAATTGAATGTAGTCAACAACAAACAATTTCACTAGCTACTAGCATATTATGTGAGTGCTTAACCATTTTTTTCAAAGACAAGAGCTCACTTTGTCTTTGTAGGTAGCTTTTCAACGCACTAAGATTTTCTACGTTATAATTAGTTGCATACACGCGCACTTTGGCAGTCTTGGTACCTTCAACGGTAGCATTTGACAAGACCAATTGAAGTGTGGCGTTATCAATTCTGGAAAAGTTACACGTACCTGAGGGTTGATGCTCTTCTGGCCTCAAGGCAAAGCTGTAAACATTGATACCTTCATCAGGGTTTCTAGTATGCGATTGGTAAGGTTGGACCCAAGAGAAGTAAGACCCTTCACGCTCAGAGAAGCGATCTTGGCCGTTCAATTGGAGTTTAGCAGTGACAACTGGATTTTGTCCCCAACAATGCATATCGATAGAGGTCTCGCACAAAACAAAGGTTCCAGCATCAGAAACACTGGAGTTCTCGTTATGACTGCGTTGAAGACCTGCGATAGCAGCAACAAGGGTAGGGTCAATACCAACCGCATTTTCGCCTCCCATATTGGGTTGATTGTAAGGATTGTTGGGTCCGTGCCAGTATCCAGTGAATCCAGCAGGAATATCATAATCTAAAGCTCCAGCATCATCAAAGAGACCTTGGGCATCAATGTATGAACGAGAGTCTTCGGCAATGGAAGCAGGGCCTCCGAAAGCGTGGATAGCATTTGGAAGAGCATCAATTGCGTCGGTGTAATTGAAAGGTTGAGCACCGAGGACCTTGAATAAAAGAGCATCACATACAAGAGATGAACAATAATCCACGTTTTGATCAGGTTGAACAACCCAGATCAATTCCTTAACAGGATGGTTGAAGTTAAGTTTAATCTTGTTTGAAGACGAACCAACCGACTCATCACCAGTGAATTGGAGTTGAGTGATCAAATATTCGTGAGGATTTTGGGCAAATCTACGACGCTCATCAGTATCCAAAAACACATAATCAACGTATAAAGATGCGGCAACCAAAGATTGATTGTAGGCAATTGCGGCAGGAACTGGACGACCTGGAGTATATTGTTGCTCCACATATTGTGAAGCTTGAGTATTTAATTTGTAGTCACCTTTGTTGCAACTTAAAGTTGTAACCGCCCACAAACACTCATCAATTGGTCGGATATCAAGATTAATCTTGACTTCATGGTATTGAAGAGCAATCAAAGGAAGAGCTAACCCAGGATTGGTACAAAACCAAAATTGAAGAGGAACATAAAGGGTTGTCTCAGGAAGAGCATTACGAGGAGCACAAACTTGACGAGGAGCTAATGAGTCACAAGGACCATCAACTTCCGAAAAGGAAGGATCAGTAATAAAAGTGAGTTGAGTTGTGTTACCAATCATCTTAAAGTAACCACGAGTTTGCTCAGAGGTCATAGTCAATTGGTTCCAGATATGCATCCAGTCACCATATTGACGATCGATTCTTTGACCACCAATTTCAACCTCCACTTGAGCAATCAGTTGCTCACCTGGGAAATCTAACCAACGAGCATAAACACCACTTCCAACGCCGGCAGCGAAGGATGCGATACCCATAAGTTGATTAATTTCGGGTAAAGTGACTTGTAAGTATGTTCTGTAAGCAAGATCACCGTTTCGGCTGATAGTACATTGAACACGACGTCCAAAATCAGCCTGACCATTGAATGTTTGTTCAATAGATTCAATAGCAAAGTTAGTATATCTACGATATGTTACTTTCCAAAAAGTAATTTGAGGATTACCTGTACATTTCCTCTACCTTATCTTTCGACAAGGATTAGACTATATCTTAAAACAAAATTATATTTTCTTTTATTTCACTTATATATTCAGTTTCATTTAATATAAAATTGCTCGAAAACCATTTAGTCGTTGAACCTTCTTCTTTAAAATTTTTTAATTGTTCCACAATATATTTTACTTGATTTATGTCTATTTTTTTTTTGGATGAATTATATTTTATTGTAACTGGCATTAAATTTGACCAATTCCAACATTTTAATTTTTCATCTTCTAAAGTTAAATCGAAATTACACACAGGTATAATATGATCTATTGACCAAAATGAAGCGTAATTATCCCAATTCATTTCGGCTGTAAAATTATATTCAAACCATTCTCTTAAATATTGAATATTACATCCAATATAATTCATAGTTGAGTTATTTTTATCAAGAACTGTTCGTAATCGTGCTGCTAATGATTTTTTAATTCTATAATTCATATTTGTATTATGCTCATTTTTACACCACCCCGTTTTTTGTTCTGTTAAAAATAATGGATAACAAGATAAACAAATCTTTTTTTTATAAAATTTCTTAAGTTTTGTAAAGTTTTTTAATGATTTTTCTTCATTACATTTTTCACATTTTACAAAAGTATTATTTTCTCTATTTAGTCTCGCTATTTTCTTTCTTGATTTATCCATTTCATTTAAACAACCTTTACAAGTATTACTAAATTTATTTTCATTGTATCGTCGGTATTTGTTTAATGAATAACTAATTTCACATTTATCACATATTTTTGATGTGTCAGACATTTATCTATATATTGTATATTGTTTTTATATTGTTTAATCTTTAAAGAAGCTTGGATGCTCATTGCCCATTTCTTTGAACTGATTTGTTCAAATCATTTTATTCATTTTTACTATACCCAAGGTCTTTGTCTTGGCCACAATTTTCTCACAAAAATTGCTTAGTAGAATAAATTTTAGGGGTTTCAAGCAGTTTGATTTTCTCACCAGGGCTTTTCATTTAAATCAATTATGATTTTAAATCCCTGATTAACAACAGTGGTATTCTAATGAATTTCCACAAAAGGCTTTATGAATATCTTATTTTTTCGATATTCCCTGTTGTTTTTCTACCCTACAGGTTTTTAAGGTAAACATCCTGCGATGATCCCTATTATTTCTAATAGGGCCAGAGTACACCTTAAGAGATTTCAAGTCCGAATGACTATCATTAATCTCCGATTGCCGTCTACTCGTTGAACCTTTATCTTATATCAATTCGGTTTCCACCTTTCCAAAGGTGGTAATATAAGATACTTGGCTGCGGATTGTCCAATCCTTCACATTTTTACCATACCCAAGTTCCAATCTTGGCCATCTATATATCACTATATAAATTTGGTAGTGAAGGCTCTAAGGAGTTCCCCGACAATTTGACAATCTTGCAAATCAAATTATATTGTTTCATATATTTGTTACATTTGATTTACTAGCGAGTTATATAATTGAAATATCGAAATCTCAATTCACATATTTACACTGTTTTCCTACTATGGTAATATGTGATCCATAGTAGCAGCTCACTGTTGATGCCCAGTATGTTAAGCACCGTAAGCCACGAGTTGCATAAGTCCGCCTCCCATTTTATACATTCCTAAAAGAAAAAAAATTTTTGAAAAAATAATTAATTAAAAATTTTATTAAATGTTTTTAAACCTACATAATTACGTAAGTAATTTATTTATATCAGAGTTATCCTTCATAAATATGGCCAAATATTCTTCGTTAAATATCTCTTTTTTTCCTTCGTGATTTTTGGTAAATATATACGAATCTTTCTTTTTTTTAATAGACCAACCGCTGTCTAAGGCATTAAATAAAAATACCATTTTTTGAAATTTTATTTTATCTATTTCAACATTATGTTCATTTTCCATTTTTATTTCAATATCCATCTATTAAAATTACATAGTAGTATTTATTTCAACTTTTAACTAAATTTTAATTATTTTATTTGTCTAAATTAAAACAATAATATTTATATATTTTACAAATTAATAATTAAATATTTCTATGAAATTATATATATAAATATCTTAATGCCATCATTTAAACCAAAAGCAAATAAAAAAATAAAATTGTGTAAAAAATATACATCTACTCTCGATGGAAAACATAAAGAGTTTGTCAATGATTTTTTTAAAGATGAATTTGATATTATTCCAAAACTGAAAGAAGAAAGATATAGCCTTAATAAACAGCTTGAAATCGAAAATCAACTTAATATTGAACAAATTATGGAAATGAAAGATCGTATCAAAGAAATTAATGAAAATATAAAAGAATTAAAATACAAAAAAAATAATTATTTTCTTGACAATTCTAAATATATTTTTGAATATTTTGAAAATAAAAAAAACATTAATAATGTCGAAGAAACCAATAAAATTGTTACTTCTAAAAATCAATTACTTTTTAATATTTTTAAGGTGAAACAAGACGATCAAGATAAAGAAAAAAATAATAATGAAAATAAGAATAAGAATTTAGTGCAAAAATATTTAACTAATATTGATGAAAGTTTTTTAGATATTAATACATATGTTAGAGAAACTGACATTTGTCAAAACTGTTTTAAAGGAGAAATGATACCACTTGACGATGAGGGTGTAGTCATTTGTAATTTATGTGCTGTAAATATTCCATACCTTATTGAAAATGAAAAACCAAGCTATAAAGAACCACCTAAAGAAGTATGTTTTTATGCTTATAAAAAAATTAATCATTTTAAGGAAATATTAGCACAATTCCAAGGCAAGGAAACCACACAGATCCCGGACGAGGTCGTTGAACAAATTCAACAACAAATTAAAAAGGAAAGAATTGGTATTGAACAACTATCACATTGCAAAACCAAAGAAATTCTTAAAAAATTAGGATTTAATAAATATTATGAACATATCGCATTTATTAAAAATAAATTGGGAATTAAACCTCCTGTATTTAGTCCCGAATTAGAAGACACTTTGTGTAATTTATTTATGGAAATACAAGCACCTTATGCTAAAACTTCCCCTGATTATAGAGTTAATTTTTTAAATTATTATTATGTTCTTTTTAAGTTTTGTGAACTTCTTGAAGAAACACCGTATTTAGATGATATTCCTTTATTAAAAGATCGTGAAAAACTTATCGAACAAGATGAAACGTGGAAAAAAATGTGCGTTGAACTCAATTGGGAATTTATTCCTACTGTTTAATTTTTTCTAAATTTAGTATTATATTATGATTCCTCCACGTTGACGTTTTTTTCTGTTTTTTCTTGATTTTCTTGATGTTCTTTTGTTAGTTTTTCTTCTTCGTTTTCCACCGGTTGCTTGTGCTGAGTCGTAATATTCTGATTTACTTCCTTTATCTTTTTCTTTTTCTTCATTAGCTTCTCTTTCTTCATCTGCTTTTATTTCTCCATTTTGTTCTCCATTTTGTTCTCCATTTTGTTCTCCATTTTGTTGTTGTTCTTCGATTGCGTCTGTTTCATCAATATCATCAAATTGTTGATTTAGATTTAAATCATTTTTCATAGCTGCTATTTCTTGGCGCGGTAATAATTCTAAATAGCCAATATTGTAAATTCCAGGGAATTCATTAATTAATCTATTGGTTTCTGCATCATCAAATCCTAAGTTTAACAATCTTTGTCTATCACCTTCAAGTAATAAACCACCTCGCATTTTTCTTAAAGTTCGTTTATGTTTTTTCGGACCTCTTTTTCTGCTATATCTATGCTTCACCATAATATATTATATTGCGATTAAAATATATTATATTGGTTATATTTTAATTTTATAATAAAATATATTTAAAAATGATTTAAAGATTTGTTACCATATTACAGTTAGAATCCCCCTGGAAATTTTGCAAGATTCAGTCCAATTCCTAGTCCAGTTCCTGAGCGAGCAGAAACTCCCATTGAAGGAATATATGTGTCTAAAATAGCAAAGGTAGCCGCGGCCGTTAGTGCAAGTAACGCAATTTCTTCAAGATTTAGTGAACGTTTTGGAATAGCAAATGCAGCAATAGCAACCATAAGACCTTCAATTAAATACTTAACAATACGCTTAATAAGTTCCGAAACATCAAACATACCCATCATTATATTAATTAATGAGAAAAAAAATATTAATTTAATAAATTAAAACTTAAAAGGAACTATTTACTAAATATTATAAATGAGTAAAAAAGGGTTTGTTAGAAAGAATAAGAAAAATGGCGCTCCTAATCCTAAATATGTTGATTTATTAGATGTTGATAAACCCATCGCTGGACAGGCATTTGGATGTTTTTCATTTATTTCTCCAGAAAAAATCTTAAAACAACGTGAAATGTTTTACTTTGAAGAGTTTATTAAACAATGGGATATGAATAAATCTATGGAAAAGTTTCATCAATTCTTGAATTTTATTTCATTTAAGTATAAATTACAATTTGATGAAGTTATAAAGGATTTTGAAAATTACGTTAAGGAAGAACGTGAAACCATCATTAAATCACAAATGGAAGATGATTATAAAACATATTTAGATCGTGAAGAGGAAAATCTCGAAAAGGAATTTAATGTTAAGCATAATTTTCAAACATCTGTTAAAGGGTTTAAATCCAGAGGCAATTTTCCTACACAAGAAGAGGCTGAATTGCGAGCGAAACTTGTAAGAGAACTTGATCCAGATTTTGATATTTTTGTTGGTCCTGTTGGAACTTGGCTTCTTTGGGATCCTGAAGCTTATAAGACTGGGCGGGTTGAATATATGGAAGAAGAGTTAAACCAACTTGCAAGTGAAAAGAAGAAGAATGAACAAGTCGCTAAAACAACTTTCGAGCAACGTATTAAAGAAACAAAACAAAAGGCAATTGATGAAAATAAGAAAAATGCTGAAAAGCACGGTAATGTTGTGACGCAAGATATTGATAAAGAAGGTAATCTTGTGGGAGCTGGGCGTAATACTATTGAACAAACATTTGATACAAAGGATATTGATAGTATTTCAGTGGCTGATATTAGAAGTGAATTATTTGAAGGTGATAATGTTGTTGTTGGGAAAACAGATTATGGTCAAAGTCAATTAAAATCAGGACCTTTTGTAAAAAAAGATTAATTTCTACCTTTTCTACCTTTTTGAAAGGTAGAGCCAAAATATATACTTTTAGGAAATATACTTTTAGGAAAAGTATAGCAAAATATAGCAAAAGTAATATTATTAACTAATACTTAAAAATAAAATTTATAATTTGTATAATTTAAAATAAATTATAAATTTGTGTTGGGATTTTTGCTATACTTTTCCTAAAAGTATATATATTTGTGTTGGGATTTTTGCTATACTTTTCCTAAAAGTATATATATTTGTGTTGGGATTTTGCTATACTTTTCCTAAAAGTATATATTATATTTTGCTATAATTTGGCTATACTTTTCTTAAAAGTATAATATATGGGTAAATATGGTTTTTTAGCAACAACTTCTTTAATGTTTAATGTAATTTCCTTTTTAACACTTATAATAAAAATTCATAAAACAAAAATAACGGCTAGTTTTAATTGGTTATATCTTTTAGGTAATGTAATCGCGCAAATTTTACTTATTATTTATGGCATTGTAAATAATGCTCCTGAAATATATGTGCCTACTATTTTATTAATATTTGGATTGTTATATATTGTTTATATTAAATTTATATACCATTATGATGATGAAACTGACTTATAATTTACCATTTGCTCTTTTTAACTGCTATTTTGGGTCCTTGACCGCGTTTTTTCACATTATTTGGATCATATTGTTCTCCATCGTCATCATCATCATTTATTGTTTTTGATAAATCCCAGAATTCTTTTGAACCCAATCTGAAGTCATTATGAGCATCTGCTTTATACCAAAACACTTGGTCTTGTAATTTGTTTGATTTGGAGTTGTTATTTATAACCAAACATTCGAAATTTTCAGTGCATTGATCCATTACCTGACAAAAGGATTCAAATGTTGGAAACATACCAGCATAATTTTCATAAATACGTTTTCGATTTGCAATATATGGTTCTCTTAAAATGAATACATAATCGATGTTAGTTCTTAGTGTGGGAGGTATACCTAATGGATATTGCATTGTAATAAGTAACATCACCTTCCAATGTCTACCGTTCATAAATAGGAGCCTCATCATTTTATCACGAGCCCACGTATTATCATAAAGACAATCATCTAAAATGACGAAAGTTCTTGGATCAATTGTGCTGCGTTTAAATGTCTCCATTTCTTTTTTAATTTGTTTTAAAACCCCTCTTTGACGCTTCAAAATATTTTCAATAATTGCTGTATTATACTCATTATGAATAAATAATTTTGGAACCATTTTACCATAAAAACCGTTACCTTCTTCTGTTCCCGATATAACGGTTCCTATAGGAATATCTTGATGGTAATATAATAGATCTCTAACTAAAAAAGATTTACCTGTATCACGACGACCTATTAATACAACCACTGGTCCTTTAGATTCATTAGGCTTAAAACTAATATTTTTCATATCAAACCGTTTTAATTCTAAATTCATATAATATATTACACATAATTATTTAATAATATTTTACGAATGTTATTAATATTTTACGAATGTTATTAATATTTTACGAATGTTATTAATATTTTACGAATGTTATTAATATTTTACGAATGTTATTAATATTTTACGAATGTTATTAATATTTTACGAATGTTATTAATATT